AGGAGACTTAGATGCCGGTTCGATAACTTCTGGATTTACATCAATCGATGTAGGAGGAGGAGCTATAACAACTACCGGAACAGGGTCATTTGGAAGAATACATTCATCTCAAATAAGTTCAAGTGGAACTGTTTCTAGTATAACAGGATCTTTCTATAATCTTAAAGGATCAGGGTCAGGAGTTACAGTACTTAAAGTAGAAGGTGATATAAGTGCAAGTCTAGGAAGTTCTAGAATATCAGCAGCGACTGCATCATTTGATACAGTTACAAATTGTACACAAATATTTAAGTTTCATTATCAAGCTACAGCAAATCATGCTTCAGAATTATATATTGATTTAGGATTTGTACTTGATTCTACCAGTGACGCCTATTATCATAAATTTCCAGTACCATATGATGGCCGTGTAAGAAGAATATCAGCAGCATGGTTGACATCAGGTAATGACCCAGGTGAAACATCAGTAAGAGTAAGAAAGGATGCAGGAGGAGATATGGATTTAGATGAATCAACTGATATAGTAGAAACAGTAACAATTGATACCGATGCATTAGAAACAACTCATTTTGATTTTTCTGCATCTTTTTCAAAAGGAGATTTATTGGCATTTACCGTACAACAAACAGCAACTGATAATAATGATATCACCGGATGCATTGTTATGGACTTTGATACATCATCATAATAATAGGAGAATAAAATGGCAGTAATAAGAAAACCAACATTAGCAGACAAAAAACAAAAGGCTTTATATGATAAATCAGATTCTGATAGTAAATTTTATGTAACTACTGCTAAAGAGACTATCATGTCTGCATCATTTGCTCGTGCTGATCATATTAATGATGATGCAATGCATAATATACATGGCCCTATTATGTATCAATTAAAATTGATGCAAGAAGAAATAAACGAATTACGAAGAGTTATTTCAAATGAAGTACCAACGACAAGTTCATTTGCTCCGGTATCATCATCATTTGCGACTTTATCTTCATCATATGCATCCACCTCACGTGGATTAGCTAATTTACCTACAAGTGCAACAGGATTATCATCTGGAGATTTATATGTTCTTGCTGAAAAAGATAAAACCAAAACCATAAAAATAAAATAATATGGCAACAATAACAGTAATAGAAGATATAGTTCAAAGTTCAGTAGTAAGTAGTACGGGAGTAGCTGATTGGGGCAACACAGTTGCATCTGATGATAGTCGTGCAACCTTTACTACTAGTGCCGGAACTAATGTTATTTTTGAATTGACGGCATTGACATATACTCCTACAGCTATATTAGAAGTACAAATACGACATGAAAGTCAAGCTCAGGCTGCAGCAACAGCTGTGATTCAAGTTCAAATGTTAGATGGTTCAAATACACAAATAAACACAGAGTTTACATCATTTGCCCAGACTACAGATCAAGTAGTAACTAATCTAACAACACATACTACTGTAGCAGATGGAAGTACAGCATTTTCGGCAAATGATATAGATACCTTAAGAGTAAAATTTACTTATATAACAGAAGCAGGAGCTGTAGGTGATGCATTAATAGATCATGCATTTGTTAGAGTTAAATATCAATACTTTGTCGAAGACCCATATCGGCCAGATCCGACTATAACAATAGCCGATGGTTATATGACACTTTCAGATGGCAAAATTACTCTTTAATCTAATTTCGTAACATATTTATATAAAAAGGGAACACTATGGCAAAACATATACCAATTTGGCCGGGCTCATCCTCATTTGCAAGCGGAATGACTCCATTCGGATTATATGATTCAGATTCAGATTTTGATTCAGATGCAGATAAAACTGCAGATTGGTGTGCCATACGATTAGGGTATCCTATAACAGATGTAGAATTAAATACCGGTTCATTTTATGCAGCATTTGAAGAAGCTGTTTCTGAATATGGAGCTCAAGTAAATACATTTAATATACGAGATAATTTAATTAATTTGTATGGCTCAAAGACCGGAAGTGGTACAGATTTAACACAAAAACATGTTACTCCAGGATATGGCGGTCTAGTAGGATTGTCAGAGGCATATGGTGTTGAAGGAGGTTCAGGTGGAGATGTGACATATTATACTGGATCATTGACAGTAACTAAAGATCAACAAGTTTATGATTTAACAGATTCATCAATTGTATCACTGGAATCGGGTTCAGTTGGAACTGATGCAATAGAAATAAAAAGAATTTATCATGAAGCGCCGCCAGCAATAGTAAAGTATTTTGATCCTTTTGTAGGAACAGGGTTAGGATCTCAACAAATGTTAGAGTCATTTGGATTTGGCGGAATGTCACCAGGAGTATCTTTTATGATGATGCCGATATATGCTGACATGTTACGATTACAGGCAATTGAATTTAATGATCAGATTAGAAAATCAGCATATTCATTTGAATTGCAAAATAATAGATTAAGACTTTTTCCTATTCCAAATGGTGCAAATTTTACAATTGTATATTTTTCATATATATTAGAAGAAGAAAGATTTAATCCTTTAAAGACAACGACACCAGATGGTCGTATATCAGATTATTCAAATATTCCATATCAGGAAATGAATTATAATAATATCAATGAAGTTGGTAAACAATGGATTAGAAGATATACATTGGCATTGGCAAAAGAAATGTTAGGATATATTCGTGGTAAATATGCATCAATGCCAATACCTAATTCTGAAGTAACATTAAATGGAGCAGACCTAATATCAGCCGCGCAGACTGAAAAGGAAGGCCTTATAACAGAACTTAAAGAAACACTTGATACATTGTCTAGGCAATCACAATTGGAAAGAAAGCAAGCAGAATCAGATGCCATGCAAGCAACATTTAATAAAATGCCACTTAAAATATATGTAGGGTAATAATATGGCACTATTTGGTTCAGCAAGAGATGCAAGTTTATTAAGACATATCAATAGAGAATTAATTTATAATCTTATTGATACTGAGATAGCATTCTACAAATTAAGTCTTGATGATACTCAAGCTAATATGTATGATGAAGCAGATAATAAAATTTATTACGCGCCTATGCGATTTAATTGTATCATACAAAAAGATGAAAAATCTTATACAGGCGATGATAGCGGATATGATTCGACAAGATCTGCAGTATTTGCATTTCATAGACCGGAATTAAAAGATAACAGTGTTGTAATAGAGGAAGGTGATATTATCGAATGGGATAATGAATTTTATGAAATAGATGGAGTAGGAGCATCACAATATTGGAGAGGTGTTAACCCAGATACAGATTTAGGATCAAATCTAACAGGTGGAAAAAATATCACCGGTGATGATGAAATTAGAGAAGAATTTGGACAATCAATATCAGTAGTATGTCAAGCACATGTTACCAGAAGAAATAGATTAAATATACAAGAAGTAAGATCAGGCGTTAATAGACCTAATAGTATACCGAAGAATTTATAATGGCTAAAAATAAATTAAATAAAACAAATTCATCATTTTCAAATGATAGAATTATTAATAGAGCTCATCAAGTACGACGTGATGATGATATTATTAAAACACCTAAATGTACTATAGAAGATGTAGATTGGGCAGTAATGTCTTATCTGCGTGATGTAATTAAACCAGTGATAATAGAAAATGATCAGACGATTGATATTCCTATTATGTGGTCGAGTGGAGAAAAATGGGCACAAGTACAAGCACGTGGATATATGAGAGATCGTAAAGGTAAAATTATGACTCCAATTATAAGTATTCGAAGAGGTACGATAACTGAAAGAGATCAATTAAAAAAATTAGACGTTAACGAAAATCCATCAGGTAATTCACAAGTGTTACAAAATAAATTTACTACAGTTAATAGATATGATAGATTTTCGTTAACACAGAATAGTAAACCTTTAAAAGAATATTACGTAACTGCAATACCAGAATTTGTAGATGTATCATATGAACTATTATTATGGTGTGAGTATACAGAACAATTAAATAAAGTAATAGAACAGATAATGCCAACAGGTGGATTTGCTTGGGGCACGACATGGAAGTTTCCAACTTTCATTCAAGATTATTCATTTGAAACTACTAATGCAACAGGAGAAGATAGAGTAGTTAGAGCTACATTGCCATTAACAACTAAGGCAACAATGTTAATGCCAGATGAATTACGTAGATCTACAATAGAAAAAAGATTCTCAGTTAAACGAGTTACCTTTAAAAATGAAGTATCTGCATTCGATGTCAATGTATCAGAAGGACCTATAGGCGGATGGGGATATCCATTAGATAACGAAAAGCCATTTAAAGACAAACCAGGTTTAGATGGATCACAACATGTTGAAGAAGAACAAGGTACAAAACCTACATCAACAATACGAACGATCAAAGGTATTAAAGATTTACAAAATGATAGGCCGCATGCGGATGACAGTATTTAATCAATGGTTTGATTGATCAAATGTATATTTATATAAGTAGATAATATTAACAAAAAGAAGAAAAAGTTATGGCAACAATAAAAAAGTTTACAACAGAAGAAATGGACCAAGTAAAAAAGTTACGAGATAAGAATCGTATAAAAATTCAAGAATTTGGCCAAATAGAAATGGAAATGGTATTGGCAAGACAACACTATGAAAATTTAATAGAAGAAAAGAAAAAGTTAGTAACAGAATATGAAAATATTCAGAAAGATGAAAAGGCTTTAGTCGACCAATTAAATAAAAAATATGGTTCGGGAACAGTAGATTTAGACAGTGGCGAATTTACTCCGTCAAAATGATTGTTTGACTAAAAGTTTTTATATTTATAAGAAAATAATAAAAGAGGAGCAACGTAATGGCTGAAAAAATAGTATCACCAGGTGTATTTACCAATGAGGTGGACCAATCCTTTTTACCCGCAGGTGTACAAGCAATAGGAGCAGCAGTAGTAGGACCAACAACAAAAGGTCCGGCTAATATTCCTACAATTGTATCATCATATGCAGAATATTCACAAATATTTGGTGGTAAATTTGAATCTGGCTCCGGAGCCTATAAAAATACATATAAATATTTAACAGATTATGCAGCACAAGAATATTTAAAATATTCAGATACATTGACTGTAGTAAGAATTTTAGCATCTGGATATGGCCCAGCTAATTCAACAGTATCGTCAAGTACTTCGACAGGGGCAACATATGCATCTGGAGCAATTGCATTAGTAAGTCATTCGGTAGGAGGCACTACAGATACATTTGGTAATAGACCAGATGATGAATTCCAAATTACAATAAATGGTGTAGAACATAGATTTATAACAGCTGATCCATATGGAGGAATTCCAATGGATATAAGTGCTAGTAACGGTGGACAAAATGGTGGTGTATTTTATTATGCAACAGGTTCAAAACTAACTGGTGGAGCAGCAGCAGCAGAAACACCAGCTCAGTTAGCAGTTAAAATTAATGCTGCTTTTTCAGTAGGTGTTACAAATGGAACAATATTAGCAGGGCAGTCTGTTAATGCATCCGGTTCAAAGTCACCATTAAATAGAAGTGCAATATTTATATCAGCATCTCATTCAGGAACATGGGCCAATACTATTTCAGTTGATACAGGTTCTGGAACAACATTTAGTAATGCATTGATTTCTAAAAATACAGGTGATGGAATTGCAATTGCTGATACAGTATTTACAACATTTGGAGGAGGTACAAATACAGCTGCTTCAGCAAATGCATTTATATTAGAAACATTGGCAGACGGACAAGATCAAAATAGTGTAGGACCACAAGCATCGAATAACTTATTAAGATCAGGTTCTACAAATAATTTAAGATGGGAAGTTAGTAGAAAGAACAATTCAAAAGGTACATTTGATTTATTAATTAGAAGAGGAAATGATACTTCTAATAGAAAGATGATACTTGAACAATTTAGTAATTTAACATTAGATCCTAATTCACCAAACTTTATTACCAGAGTGATAGGAGACCAAAAACAAACATTAAGAGATGGAGCAACAGCTGATCCATTCCTTCAAATGACTGGTTCTTATGCAAATAGATCTAGATATGTTAGAGTTAGAGAATCAGCATTGACATTGAATTATTTGGATGAAAATGGAAATATAAGATTAGGTTCATTATCAGGTAGTTTACCTACAGTGAGTTCAGGTTCATTTGCAAATGGATCGGATGGAAGTATTACGCATCCAAGAAAACATTATGATGAAATTACAGATGATAATACGCAAGGATTTAATTTGAGTGGTGCAACTACTGGATTA